AACTTTGAACAATAGCAGGTGCGTAATCTGAACCTAATTCTAATATTCTGAAAACAGTTGCGAATGAAGAAGATACTTTGTTAGCAACTTCTGCACTTGATGAGATATCAGTATTATATTGAGGTGTTTCGGTTACCTTTATATTTGCAGCATTTGATGATGTAAGAGCAGGTAATGGATAATCTTCATTATTTAAACCATACTCTACTATCTGAAGTATTGTGTTAAAGTTTCTATTTATTGTATCTACTTCAGTTTGTGAGGTTGTATCTGAACCAGTATATGGATTATTACTTCCAACTTTAACCAACCCTTCAATATTATCCACTAAAGTATAACTAGCGGTTGCTCTTGCACCTAAAGATAATACTTGTTTAACTTTATCAAACCTATCATCAATTATATTTAATTCAGTTGATGTTGCTGATGTTGAACCTGTTGTTTGTGTTCCATTGGATATATTCCAAACTGAACCTGTGTTGTATCCTCTTGTTGCTGATTTAGCTAATAAAGATGGTATATTATTTATACCACTTGATACGATATTTGAAACCAATCTATATTCAGATTTAGCTTGTTCTGCAACAACATCCGAAGAATTGTTACTACTAAATTGTTGTAATTCATCAGTTACTTTAATACCTGCATTTGTATTTGGTACAAATTCAGGAATTGCAGTTAAACCATCTTCAATTGTATCAATAATAATTGTATAGTTATCTCTTACTCTATTGAATGCTTCTAAGTTACCACCACTACCAGTAATAAACCTAGAACCACTAGCATACATACCAAAATCACCAAACGATGTGTTTGAGTTTAGAAGTACTGCTTGTCCACCTTGTAGTACCTTTACTGAGTATGCTGAGAAGTTTGTAAAGAAGGATACCAACTGAATAAATCCTCTACCTACAACTTGACAACCAACTCCGTTTGGAGCAATCTGAGTATATGCATCCAATACCATTGAAGCAAGAGGTGAATCAGGATGAATTATATTTCCATCTACATTCAATCCACCACCACCAGCAGGAATTGCTTCGTACTTCTCTAAGAATGAGTTCTCCTGATTCGAAATCATCGAACAGTTCTGAACATAAGGAGATGTTGTAATAAATGAGTTTGGTGCGAATGCAATTGCGAAACCACTTCGAGAGTTATCTACTGATGGAAATACTCTTAATCCAGCAAATGTCATCTCTGAAAGATAACAACCACTATTTACCCAAAATAAATCTTCGTTTTCGTTTTTAGCTACAATCTTAGTTACCCTTAAACCAGCTCCCCAAACAGTTGTGTTTTTTGGAAGCTCGATTGGATTTTCTTCTAAGTAAGTACCAGCAGAAACTTCAATTCGGAAACCAGTAAATAAAGAACCAGTTGGTAAACCAAATCTACCATCATCTCCAGAAGTTGCTAATTCAGCAGCTCTCTTAACTGTTCTAACTGGGAATTGTTGTGTTCTACCATCATTTTTATCATTACCAGATGTTGAGGATACATAAATAGTAGCATCCATTGCTCCAAAATCTTCGGCTTTGATTCCACCAAATAATTGTGTATCTAATGATTCTAATGAAAAAGATGCAGTAGCATTTAAAGCTTGGTCACCAATTACGTTAAGAGGACCATCAATAGTAAGAGAACCAGTAAGTTCTACTGAACCAGTTATGGTAGATTTAATATCTGGGTCTGAGCCCATATTGAAACTCTCAGATACTAATAATGAACCAGAAATAGTTACATTCTGTGCGAATGAAGTATCTCTGATAAAATCTTTTATCTCCTCAACCTGCTTTCTTGATATTAATCTAGCCATTAGTTTATTCTATTTCTACTATTTTACCTTTAATTGTAAATGCATTTGTTGGTACTTCCAATGGTACTCTTGTGATATCTTCATTGAATATCATTCTAATTTCTTTCGAACCACTAGCGTATTGACCTGATAATAATTCAGTTCCCCCACCATCGTATAACTTTACATCATATTTAGTTCTATCTTGTTTTACTCCATAAAGAAATACATCTAAATAATCATATGCATTATCTACCTGTAAATCTTCATATGTAAATCTATATCCTTCTATATCTACTCTATCTAATAAATCACCATCATTATTACCATCTTTAGAACCTAAAAATAAAGTAAATAATTTTTGAGTATTGGAATCCAAAGATGATGATGTTGGAGTAAATTCGTTGATAAAAGTATCTTCGATTACTTCTAATACAAAATTTTTAAAAGATTGTCTATCTCTCTTTTTTACTGTATTACCTGCGTATATGTTTGGAACCTTTCTACTCATTAGTTAACTCGTTCAATATCACCTTTTATAAATATCCTATCATCAGTAGAGAAAGACCAAGGGTCTCCATTTCTATCTTCCAATGGGAAGTTTTCTTTTTTCATCTTCACATAAAAATCATTTCCAACTTGCTCGTAAACATAATCTTGACTTCTAACGAATAGTTCACCTTGAGAATCATCTGTTAATAAATACATAAAAACATCAAATCTTGCATGCGGTTTTCTTTTATCTTTAAGTCTTGAATCTAAAGTTTTAATTCTCATATTCTCAACTTTAAAAATCCAATAAAGTGGATGATAGAATTCATATCTATCACCATTTGGTTTATCGGATGGAACACCTTGAAATGTATTTGGTGCATTTACCTCTTTCATTATATTTTTTAAAGTAAAGATGTTCATAATTCAATAAATTTACCAGTTACCGATACTTCATCTTCAGTATCTAAAACATTAGTTAAAGGTCCTTCAGATTCAAATGCCTGAGTATTATCTAATTTAAATAATATTCTATTTTGAGTTCCATTGAATGTATATGTATATCCGTTTGGTGTTATAAACACTCCATTTATATAGATTCTAAACCAACCTTTAGTATCAAACGTACCCCTAAGTTCTTGTGGTAAGATAGGTAATTCTACATTATCTAAATAAAAATAAGAGAATTTATTTGTTACCCCATCTGCCGTTTCATCTGGGTATAAACTCTTATTGATATTTGCATCTTTGGAACCTCTAATTGCTACAAAATCTATAACGTTCTGATACTCATTATAAATATTAGGATTTGAGAATCTCATACCTGTTAAGTCAGTTTCTATACCCCATACAACTTTCTTCGGAGTGAATGATTTTTTAACAGTTGGTTTCTCATCATATGTTTCAGGAAGTAGGTAAGCGTTCACTACCATAGTGAAAGAAGTTCTAATGATTCTTTCTGAACCTTCTCCTACTTCTTGTTGATTATCAAACGAATCAATACGAGTTCTAAATTTGTACCCATCTTCATTTCCCCAATACCTATCAGTTGCATATTGAAATGCTTCAACTATGGTATTCATATGTTCGGTAAATGATGTCCAAATCATTACCTCATAAGTTACAGTTACATAATCAGGTACTGAAACTTCATATTGTTCAAATGCTTTTTGTGCATTAGGTTGTAGTGAGAATCTTTCGTATCTATTTTGTTTAGAATATTTTCTATAAGCTGGTAAAGTATTTACATCCTTAAATTGTGCTAAGTTTGTATCTCTTTCGATAGAGTTTCTTTTGAACATTACTAAAGGAATTTGAATCTTACCTCTTTGGTCTCTCAGATATCCTTTTGCTCTAGCGTTATTCCATCGTTCAGCATTACCATATAATAAAGGAACTTTAACTTGATTACCATGCTCTTCAACATCAGGTATCACAGTATCCACCATATACTCAGCAATAGTAGTATCTACATCTAAAAGTTTAACACCCTTAGTGTACTCCTTATCTATACCTCTTTGTAATGCTCTATTTGTTTCTTTCTTATTCATTAAATAACTCTCATTTCAGTTTGAATAGAACTTCTTCTAGTCATAAATGTTGATGCAATGATTGAGAATTTCTCCCCACTCTGTCCACCAATTAATTGGTCCTCTCTTACATTATCAATTTCAAAGTATGCATCGTTATGCATTATAATATCTCCAATCTCTGGATAGAATCCTTTTCCTTTTAGAGTAACTCTATTAAATCTAAATTCTACGTTTTGTCCACTATCAGCACCAAATCCTTCATATGAAACCGAAGAATCATCTCTTTCAATTACCGCAGTACATTCAGTACCTTGATAATAAGATTTGTTTAGGGATTCACCATAAAGGTTTGTTGAGATATCTTCAATAGAGAGCTTGAAAAGTACTACTGTAGTTTCAATTACAGCATCTACCAATTCCTTTGAAATAGATTCAAAGAATCTTATGTCTCTATTTAATGCAAATCTTGGCATTTTATCCGGTGTATATCGTTAGTGGAACTTTTCGTAACATTTCTTGCTGATAATTAGATTCGTTATTTCTAATTTCAAACTGATTTTTTCTACTTAACTCTTCTAAGTTTTCTCTGAGTTGTTCAATCAAAGCATCTTTTTCAGTTTGAGCCTCAGCTCGTAATGCTGCTCCATCCAACGATATTTCGGAACCAGGAATAGGTACTGAACTATATTTTTCTCTGATTGCTCCTAATAGTTCTTTAGCAAGAGCAAGTGTGTATTTTCTAATCCATTGTTTACCCACATCATTTATAGATGTATATGGGATAAAATCATAACCAACATTTGAGTAATCTGATACTACATCCACAGTTACATTTGTTGAGTTTTGAATAAATTCATTTCTAACAAAATATTCGAACCATAATTTACCCCCAGTTGTTGGTATTGGGAAAATTTGTAATTTATTATTTACGATATTAAAAGAGTGTGCCGATTTTCTAATAGTATCATTGAATTCAATTGCCTGTATTCTTAATACATCTTCAAATATTGGCATCAATACAAATTGTGCAGCTGGTGAGAATGAACCAAATCCAAACTCATCAATTAAATTAAGAGTTCCTTGTCCACTTACTGAGTAAGGGTCAAAGAATCTATTTACTGCTGGAGTTGCTTCATGGAATACTGTTGTTACATCGATTCGGTTAGCACTTTCACTTACATTAGCGAAAAGAACATCCAAATCATAGTTTTGCTGCCCAGCTACTAAATCAATAGAACCAGTTTTAATATCGGTGTTACCACCTACACCAGCTAAAGTACCATAGGCATCAGAAATTGCTACCAAATCAGGTAGATTTGAACCTTGAACTAATTTTCCACTGTAATTTGAACCTGTTGGATTTCCTTTTAATGTATCTAAGTTATTTCTAATGTTAAACTGATTTACTTGCGAAGCATATTCTGAGGTAGCTTCTTCAAAACAAGCAAATAAACTTTCATCAACCAATTCTACATTTTGAATGGGGTATCCTAATCGTTTTGCACACCAATTAGCCACTTTTGGCGCATCTACTACGAATAATGCATCCGAATCAAAAGTTCCAAATGGAGTATCCCCTACTGAGAATGATGATGAACCAGGGTATATGTATTCTACTGCCATAAATTATTCCTCTCTTTAGTATCGTATCTATAAATATAAAGAAATATAAGAATAGTGTTTTTAGAAAGGACATAAAAAAAGAGGGAACTTTCGTTCCCTCTTAATTTATTTAATCTGAACTACGTTCCGATTAGATAGACTGTAAGTCTTTGATAAGAACTTTACCATAGTACTCAGGTCTAACCATCTTCTTAGCGTATCTCGTCATAACTCCTCTTCTTGGAGTGAAGTTATTCGGGTCATACACTAATGGAGTCATAATTAATGGTACATAAGGTGCGTAAACTGCTCCTGTTTCTAGGAAGTTTGAACCTCTAAATCCTAACAAGATTTCATTTGAAGTCATGTAAGGGTTTTTGTACACAGTGTATCTATTAGCAAGTGAACCAACATTTGTTACACCAGCAGCGAAAGATGAAGCATCTTTGTCAGCTGAGATAGAGAATGCAGGAATCGATTCTAAAATAGTACATACATCAGGAGAAGCAACAACGAAGTTAGCTCCACCTCTTAAAGTCAATTGGTGAATCTTATTAGATACTTTGTTTAATTTAGTACCTAAAGTTTGGAACCAAGTGTTCTTTTGGTACGCAAGAGCTGAATTACCAGCAGACCAAGATGAACCATCAAATTCCTCACCGATTGTAGCTGACCAGTACTCAGTAGTCAATGCGTTAGACTTTAACATATCTAAGATTTCTAAGTCAATCTCTAATGAGATGTAATCAGATAACATAGAAGTTAATTCAGCTTCAGCATCGATTGAGTGGTAAGCGTTTAAATCCTGCGCTAATTCAGGAGTCCATACAGCCTTTAGTTTTCTAGTCTTAGCAACGATTGCTTCAGACTTTAATTCTAAATCAACTTCAGGAATATCCAAGTTAGTTACAGAACCATCAGTATCTTCAAAATCACCTCTGTTATAATCAGCAGGGATTACTGAATGAGCTACAGCGATTACAGCTGAACCTCTAGCAGCAGTTGTGTTAACAAATAAAATAATATTAGCACCATCCACTTTAGCGAATTGTCCGTATGTTTCACCTGTTACAGCAGCACCTGTTACGATAATAGATGATAATGCATCTACATCAAGAGTATCAGCGATATCACTCTTAGCGATTGTAATTTTCTGGATATCACCAGCTTCAATAGAAGCAGATAATGCACCATCATATCCTACATCAGCATGTGAAGCAGAAGCGAAAGCAGAATCACTAGCAGCAACGTCAGTTGAAGCTTCGTTTACAGAGTATCCGAATGCACCAGCACCGTATAATCCATTCTCAGCTGATTTAGTTTGACCAAATCCAGCACCTACATTAGCACCACCTGCACCACCGAATAAAGAACCAGCAGCACCAGTACTTCTTCCTGCGTTAGCAGTTCCATATTTGAAATCTAGATAGAATACAAGTCCTGAAGGTAAGTTCATTGGTTGTACACTAACGAATTCTTTAGAAGCAATCTCACCAAAGATTCTTCTTACTAAAGGTAGAGCAACACCGCTCCACTCTTCACTATTTGCAGCAGTTCCAGTAGAACTTGCCTCATCAAGCAATTGTTTTGCTTGGTTTTCTAAAAGAACAGACATTGCGCCTTGCTCTTTTGCGTTTAAACCTTCTAGAAGTCCAGTAGATTCCCACTTACCTTTTAGTTGTCTTGTTTCTTCCAACATTACAGACTGTGGGTTCTTTCCTTCCATTAGTTTAGATAAATCAAAATTTGCCATTTTATTTTTCCTTTTTTAATGTTAAGTTAATTATTTAATATTAGCTAATTGTTTAAATCTCTCAGCTAATGCATTTGTGTTCTCAGAAATAATTTCTTTTGAAGGAGCAGTTGAAGCAACTGGTTTAGATGCAGCCTCAGCTACAACTTTCTTAGTTTTCTTCTCAGTTCCTGTAAAATTCATTGATTCTGCTAACGTAGCGTAAACTAATTTTACTTCTCTAACAGATGATGTTCTGTCTAAGTTTTCAACAACTTTAGATTTTTGCTCATTGTTTAAGTTATAAGCTCTGAACAATCTATTAGCGTATAATAATTTTGCGTTAAGAAGGTTTACTTCGTTGATAGTAGATTGTAAAGTTTTCACAGTATTGTAAGCTTCTTCTAACTCAGTTTGTAGTTTAACTACCTCTTCGTTAGCTTCTTCTTCAGCTACTACTTCTTCTTCCATTTCTTCTTCTTCTCCGTATCCCATTTCTCTAAGGATTTCATCCAAGTCGATATCTTCTTCGTCATCATCTTCATCTTCTTCTTCAGAGATAGTTTCTTCAACTTCCTCTTCTGATTCTTCTTCAGATACTTCTTCTTCAGATTCTTCTTCGTGAACTTCATCCTCTTCTTCTTCAGATACTTCTTCTTCAGAATCCATTTCCAATTCGGAAACTTCTTCTTCATCTTCCATATCCATTTCTAATTCTTTGATGATAGCTTCTAAATCTAACTCATCTTCTTCTTCCATCTCTTCTTCTTCTTTGTAGTTTTCTTCTACTTCTTCTTCTTCGTCCATAGAATCTTCTTCACCTTCGTGAGAACCTTCTTCTACTTCTTCTTCTTCAGAAACAGTTTCTTCTACCTCTTCTTCTTCAGAGACTTGAGCTTCTTCGATTTCGTCATCATCATGCCCTTCACCTTCTTCAATTTCTTCAGACTCTTCGCCTTCAGAAACTTCCGACTCTTCCAACTCATCACCTACTTCTGCAGTTTCTTCTTCAGATTCAGGTCCAAGTTCTGTGTGTGCGTCAGATGCAACGTCCGATGGTTCAACTGGAGAATCCTCATCACCTTTACCAATATCACTAGAATCTAACTCTTCTTCCATTTCTTCCTCTTCACCTTCCATTTCAGCTTGTAGCTTCTTTGATAGGATAGATTGTAGTCTTGGAGTAAAAGCTTCTTCTAATGCGATTTTAGCGTTAGCGATAGCAGTTTCTCTTACAGCTTTAGCATCAGCAATTGCTTCTTTTAACAATTTTGAATTTGCCATTTTACTTGTTACTTTTTAAATTTTCTGAAGTTATTGAGAAACCTCAATGTAGATTAGTGTAAATTGGTTGTTCGGTCACTAAACATTAAAAGTCAGTATTCATTAACCAATGGAACCCACATAGACGTGGGTTATTATAAGAATAAATATATAAAAATTTATAAAACAATAAAAAACTAAAGAAAATAATAAGTTTTTTATAGATTTAGTGTATAGGGTTATTTTTTAATCTTACCCTTTTTAATATCTCTTTGTAGTTCTGCACCTGCTCCTAACAAATCATTTATTGATTGGTCTATTGGTACATTACGATATTTAGAAAGTTTTCTAACTGCCATCATTACGATTCGTTTCTCTTCAGTAGAGTATCCTTCGTTGATTGTTGATTCATTAAACATTTTAATTATTTTCTTTTGAACAGGATTATTTGGTCTACCAGCTATTGCAGATACGAATGACATTCTATCTTTAAGATTTCCCTTTTCAACATATTTAAGAAGTTTCGTAATATTCAATGCATGTTTAGAAACAAAATCCTCAACTGCCTCAGGTCTTGTACCTGTAAAGTAAGCAATCTTTTTGATTTGAGGTTCTACTCCCTCATTTACTGATTCTTCATTCATTTCAGAGATAACTCTTTCTCTCATTATCTCTCTTACGATTTTTCTAAGTTGTTCTTTCATCTTTGGTAATCCTTTATGTTTCGTTGCTGCAAAATCTTCAATATCTTTTTCACTCATTCTATCAGCAATATCTTTTATTTCATCTGAAACCTCTGAAGCGGGTACTTCACCTCTTTTGAATGCTAATGCCAATCCAAATAACTTTTGTTGTTGTTGTGATTGTGCAGGCATCTTATTACATTAAGTTTTTTAAACTATGATTCTTAAATCCATTAGAAACTTTACCTTCAAATATTGATTGTATTTTAGCAGCTAATTTCTTACTACCATTCATTTTCAAATCATATGCAATAGCATCTACTGATGTTTCACCTTCCCATCCAGATTGATTAGTTGCTAAATGTGCAATTTCATCAGTACCTTCTGCAGAATCGTAAAGTTCAGAAGAGAATACAGTATTCTTTCTCCATTCATCATATTCTTTAGAAAATACATCTTTTGGTTTGTCTGGGTCATTCATTGGATTAGAATCCCATTCAGGTTTATCTTCTAATATTGAAATTAGTTTTCTTGCTTCAGAATGAAAGTTTGAATCAGTTAGTGCTTCAACAGCTGCCTTACTCATTCTACTTTCGTATTCTTCTTTACCTAATTTTTGTGGAGTGATTCCTAACTCCTTTGCTTTACTACTAACGGCTTTGTTTATTTTAGGATTGCCAGCTCTACCACCAGATGAATCTTTTGGTTCTGATTTAGGTTCTTCTCCACCAGCATCGTATCCTGTATCTTTAGAGAACATATTTGGTTTCTTCTCCCCAGTTGGTACATCTACTGCATCATCTTTATCAGTTTTTCTTTTTTCGTGAGAACCAGCCTTTACAGCAGCATCTCTAGCTGCTTTTGTTTTGAATACTGATACGTTACCAGTTTCTTTACTCGTTGCGGTGAATGCTTTTTCAGCTTCTAATAAATCAGTTAGTTTAATCATTGTATTATTTTTTACCCAATCTTTCGTTTGCTACATTTACATCGATATCAGCAATCTCATAGTATCTACCTAAAATATTACCCATATCTTCATATAATGCATGTAACCTTTCATCTAAGCTTCTTGCTTCAGTTGCAACTTTATCAAATGCTTTATCCATTTTTTCCAACTCACTCATATTTCTTTTGATGGTTACTTTATCGAACCAATCATCGTTTTCTGAAAGAGTTAGTGTTTTAGCTGCTTCAACAATACCACCTAAAGTTTCTGCTACCTCAACGATATCAGATTGTCTTTTCATTTGTTCTTGAAATGCTTTATAAGTTGAGATAATTTCTAAGAAGTGTTTTTTAACCTCAGTTGATAATTTTTTCTCACCTTCTAATGATTCAGATAATGAAAACTTACCATCTACGATTTTTACTTCGTTTATGTTAGTTTTTCTGATATCATTATATCCTTTGTTTACTTTATTACCTGTTTTGTTCTCAACCTGCAAAGTAAATTTGTTGTTGTGAACGTAATCATATATGTCAAAATTCTTTTTACTCATTATCCTAATTCCGTTATAATTTCTCTCATTAAATCTTGTGCTTTACAAAAGTTTCCACAAACATCAGTACCAATATTCTTAACTACTGATTCGTTCATTGGAGTCATAAATGCACCATGTGTAGATGGGTTGGATACAAAGTCCCAACCGATTAGTTCAAAATCTTCACCAACTAAAAGTTTGTTATCTTTCATTGGTTGAGTAGAACCCATACCTCTTGATGAGATACCTAAAAGGATTCCAGCTCTTAATAATTCTTTTAATATATTTCCAGAAGGAGTAGGTAAGATTTCCACTGTACCTACAACATCGTTACCTTCCCAATGTACCTCTTTAATATTATGTGATACATTCTTTAAGTTGATAACTGAAGAGTCTGGATGGTCTAATTCACCTAATGCTCTTCTTTCTTTAATTAGAGTTTGATATTTATTTATCTCTCTTTCTAATACTTCTCTTGGGTACACTCTACCATTTTGATTTTCTGCACCTGAACGTTGAAGGATACCCTTAACCATAGTTCTTCCTGATGAATCTTCATTCACCCTTCCTTCAAATAAGTTTGTTTCTATTAATAGATTCTTCATAATGGCTATCCTTATTTATGTTTTTTTAGTAACTCAGTAAATTCTCTCTTCACACCAGATGATAATCTTTTGTGAATTCCTTCTTTTACTAATACGTTAATTACATCTTTTATATTTGAATTTTCAAGTGTAATTTTATTTTTTGATAAAATTGGTCTTTCTAAAAATGTATTTATTTCAAAAGTTAACTCCTCTGAAATTTTAAAACCTTCATATATAGATTTAAGATATTTGATAAAATCTTTATCGTTTTTCATATCTTTAAAGCTCTTATCTGAAAAAATATTCTTTACGAAATCTTTAGCATCTTTTGAATCTTGCTTTATTTGGTCAATTAAACCAAACATACCTTCATTTACTGATTCCATTAAACCAATTGCAGTAGTTCCAACAATTCTTTCAGCTCCATCAGCGTATTTCTTATTTAAGATTGCTACTTTAGCACCACCTATATTAATTACATACATTGGTAACATACTTGTACTAAAGTGATAATCTTTGATTTTTGCTTTCTTTAATTCTTTACCTATATCCATAAAAGATTTAGCACCTTTTACGAGGTCAGCAAGTTTATCTAAAGTCTTATCATGTTTTCCTTCTGAGATATTAGTTGAACAACCTCCTTCGGTTACTCCACCACATCCACATCCACAATCATGTGATTCTTCTACTTTTTCACCAGCTCTAAGAGCTGCTAAATCAGATGCTTCAATTTCACCATCACCATCAATATCTAACTGCTTTTGTTTATCAGTTAACTCTTCATTCTTTTCACCCTTACCATCCCAAGCAGCATCAATCTTATTAAAGAATGCTTTCTTTTCTTCATCACTCATTGATGGAATAGATTTTCCTGCTTTTTCTAAAGCTTTTTTGAAAAATGTTTGATACTCAGTTTCTTCAGCCATAATGGCTCTGAGGGTTTCTTTGATACTATCTATGGTAATATTCATATTAATTCCCAATTATAATTTGCTAATCTGCGTTACAATAGTGTTCAATCTTTCTCTAATTTTGAACAAATTCTTTTGAGTTCTTTTCCAATATTGGTCTGAATTTAAATCACTTTCTTTTTTGATTCTACCATACCATCGTAGGAATGTTTCAATTTCAGAAAGTTGCTTATTAACTTGAGAAATCCCTCTACCAATTTTTTGTCTTGGTGTGGATTCATCTTTTTTTAATTCTAACCATCTATTTTCACTAACCCTTTTGTAACCATTTCCCTTATTTATGGCATCAACAAATTCATCATCGTTTTCTTCATCTTCATCAGTACCATCAGTATCTTTGAAAGCATTAGGAGTATTATACCCAGCCACATCACCAGTGGTTGTAGCTTCATCAATATCTACATTTTCTTGCTCAATTTCAGCAATTAAATCTTCAACTAACTTCCTTAAACTCATATTTTAACTTTCAATTCTTTAATTAATTCATATGACATCATTATTGATGAAACATGATTATCAGAAACAACTTTTCCAATTTTAGTTTTAGATAAAACAGAAATAGTTTCTGCTAACTTAATTTTAGTTACTTTATCTTTAACTTTAGATTTAATTGATTTTAATTCTTTTATAATAGATGGAATAGATTTTTCCACATAAGATTTAAATCCAGTTGTATTACTTAAATTATTAATATACTCTTTTAATAATGATTTTTGGTCATCATTTAAATTAGAATACTTTTTATTAAATGTTTCTACTAATATCTTATAAGTAAGTAATCTTAAATCTTTATCTTGCTTTTTATAATTTTCAACTAATTTATCTTTTTTGTTTATAGATTTAGTAGCTGGTTTAGATGTAATACTTTCAATAAGGGTAATTTTTGAATTGAATACATCCTTAATATCGTAGTTATCCATCTTTTTAGATTCAAATACCTTATAGATAGATGCTAATAAACGATAATTAGAAATAGGAGAAGATAAAAATTCATCCATATTAAATGATTCGTTAATCTTTTTAATTAGATTATACTTTTCTTTATGTAATTGCTTTTGGTCAATACGATTATGTGCTTCGTTAACAGTATCTATGAACTTTTCAGCTCTTGATTCAGAATTATACTTTTCTTTCATAAGAAGTTCGTACAATCTTAACTCTTTGTTTAACTCGGTTTTTGGACTAAAAAATTCACTTACGATTTTTTTAGCTTTTTCACTTGTATCACCATTAAGAACTTCTAAAGTGATTTGTCTCACTAAAAGTTCAAATAGAATACCAGTATTCTTAAATTTTGAATGTTTTACCCTCTTCATTGTGTTTTTATCCTATAATAATATATCAATATACGACACGTTACATCGTATATAAATATAACTTAATTTTGATTTCCTAAAATTTTATTCATCAATCAAATTTATATCATCTAAAAAGTCTCCGTTTTCACCGATTAACTTTCGTTTTGCAGAAACTCCGTTCACATATTCCTTAGCTACTTTTTTGGTAGTTTTATTAATAGATGACTCATTTTTTTTCAATGCTTTTTGATTTTCTTTTTTACCAAGTGGGTCTCTCCCAAGTGGATGCTTATCCTTTCCATAGGTGTTTCCCTCTCTTGGTCTACCACCTTTGTTCTTTAACTCAGTTTTTAATTCTTCTAATTCATCTTCAACATCAGTTGGGTCTTGTTCCATTGCTGGGTCACTTCCCTCATCTTCGATTGAACGATATCTGAATCTATCTTTAAGGTCATTAATAAGTTGAATCTTTTGGAAATCAACTTCATCATCACTAAAGTTAAATATATTTTTATATGCCCAATCTTTAGATACCATATTTAGTGAAGCAATATCACCAACTAATCTAACTTTTTCACTCCAAAGATTTACTTTTTCTTGCTCATAAATAGTAGATGGATTAACTAAGTTTAATTCAAAATCTACCATTTCCTTACCCTCAACACCCTGAGATGCTAAGTGAGTTACTGCTAATTTAGTTAATTCTGAAATTAAAGTTCTTTGTATTCTTTCGATTGTTCTTGCAAATCTTACATCTTCTGCAGCTAGAGTTGCTTTACCATTTACATTCTCATCATATCCTAAATATGCTTTTGGAATCTTTAGAGCTGCAAACATTTTATTCTTTAAGTAATCGATATCATCAATTGATGTGTATTCTAACCCACCTAATGAATCTATTTGAGTACCACTATCACCACCCCTAACAGGCAAAAAGAAATCTTCAGTTAGGTTTTGGATGTTATACTTTAAGTTATAATCACCAGTCTTTTTATCCACAAATGGAGTTTTCTTCATTTTGTTGATAATCTTTTGCATATAGTTATCAACTTCTTGTGGAGGAATGTTACCAATATCAATTTTGAAAACTCTCTTATCAGGTGCTCTCATAATCCTATGAATTAACATAGCATCTTCCATAAGAGAAACTTGTTTCCAAATTCTTCTACCATTTTCAATCATTGCCTTTCCATAAGGAAGGAAGTTTGTATCTGATAATAATCTAAAATGAACTATCTCATAGTTCTCATACTCACCTTTACCATTTGGGTCGTGATTTACTTTAAACTTAATATAATTTGGATTATTTGGGTCAGTATTCTCCAATCTTTCGGTTTCATAAACTGGAAGTGGTCTTACGTTAATAATACCAACACCGGGTTGTATTTCTTGTAGTAAAAAGAAATCTCCATATTTAACCATATTTCTTGTCCAAGACCATAGGTTAAACTCTATATTTAAAATATCATAGAATAAGTTTTCTAATATTTCTTTTACTTTCTCATTTTTGGATTTAATTTGTACAACTTCACCAAATTCATTTTTTAATGTGGATTCATCTGCGTATATATCCAATGCTGATGAGATAATCGGGTCATTATCCATTGCATCATAATCCCTGAATAGTTCTCTACGAACTTGATGGTAAGCCATTGATTGAGCTGCCATCTGGTCTCCGTGAAAAGACCTTTGTAATTTAGTATATCTATCTCTTAAATTAAAAAGATTAGTACCACCCTGCTGTCTATCATCAGTATCAACTACCTTTCTCTTCCCATCTTTATCAACCTTTACGATTGCTTGAGTAGAAAAAAGTTTAGTTAACCTTTCAAAAAATGAACTATTATTTTGTTCTGCCATTTTATTTACTTTATGTTATAATCTAACTAAGATACAAAAAAATTTTGATATATCCTAATTTTATTACCATGCTTTACAACTCCAATACCTAGCCTTATGTCTTGGTCCTGGTGTATCACAATTATGTCTAGCTCTAAAAGCTTTTCTTCTTGATGGAATATCTTTCTGAATCTGCATTGT